TAGTATAGATAGTAATACTTTTAAAGAAAGGAGTGCTGATTTCATTATCAAGACCATAACGGAAATTATCTTTAGGTGTCTTTGTTGGTCTTAGATGCGTTGCAGTCCACGCTGCATTTGGCTGTGTACGATCAGCGATATAGTATCCGTAGTACAAGGCCCATAAAGCATTAACGATACCGGCATTGTCATCGTGCATAGTTATATTAACGGGCTCGTAGTTTATTGCTTTGTAAACTATCTTCTTTCTATTGTATTGATTTTTGACCATCGAGTCAAAACTAAACTTAGGAAGGTCTGCACCTTTGATTAATAAACCAAACTCGTCAGCATGTCGATTGGTAAATGCAGGGCTTCTTAGAGCTGTTTTATCAACTTCAAATCTAGCATAGAATAAGAACTTAGTTCTTGGACTGAGTCTAAATGTATCATCTATGAATAGTCGTGTGGCATGCTGCCAGTTACTGTTAATACCTTTAGGTGTTAAAAGTCCTGCACCTACGCCATTAAGAAATCGAGTGAAGAAGTTTGCCATACTAATATTTATGCCACAAAAAAACCCGAGATAAACTCGGGTTCTTCTGAGTTAATATAACTATTAACCTTGTGCGCCCAATGCTCCAGTTGTTGCTTCTGTAGCGATCTGACGGCCAACTGCTGCACCAATACCACCAACGATACTTGTTGCAGTTTGACCAGCTGCCCATTGCTCCATGTTATCAAAGCGGATGGTTAATGCTACTGTTGCTGCTTCGTTGGTACCATAGTTTAGATCACCATAGTCTGCGTTCTGTACAAAGCAACCATATAGGTTGATAGTTTCTAGAACGTTTGGTGTTAGAGCACCGTTTCCGCCGTCTAGTACTTCGATACGTGTAGTAAACTTGTAATCGATACCAGAACGTGCTGAAGCTTGTTCCATGAAATCGTATTGCTTCTGTATCTGTTGTCCTACTAGTGCCTGCACTTGACCGCTAGCATCGTCACGTAGTGTGAGCGTGATAGTTTCAAATGTGTACTTACCAGCTAGGTATACCTTGCTGTTGTAGACATCCAACGGAATCTCTTCGAATGCTACTTTAGGACGAGTTACGTCTGCTACCTGCTTTGTTAGTTCAGTAGCTGCTGCAACGCCAAATCCTAATAGTGTCACTCTAAAGCGATACTTTAGTTTAGGCATCAGCAGCACTTGAGTGCTGACTGAGCCATTAGTTGGAACTGTTAAGTTGTTTAATGATGTGATAGGCATTTTTAAATCTCTCCTGTGTTCTTAACACGTAGTGGGATGTAAATGAACTCTACTGCCTTGACAGGACTAATAGCAATGTCTACCCATAGCTCATTACGATCAATTCTGCTTGGTGTGTTGTTAGATTCATCACAAACAACTGCGAAGTCGTATAGTGCCCTTAGTCCTACCAACTCCAGCAATAGGCTTTCACATGCCTGCTTAATCTCATCACGTGTGATTTTGTCATTAGGTTCAAAAATGTATGGACGAGCAAGTTTGTTTAGTTGGCTACGTAGGTAAACAACTAGACGAGCTACGTTAATACGATCTAATGCGCTTGCGTTAGGATCGCGTGTCTTTTGACCATAGTTAACAAGTCCAACACCATTAAAGAATGCGATTGGATTGATCTTTAGATCATAAAGTGTATCACGCTGTCCGTTGTTAAGAGCAACGGTTTGGAACTCACCTGTGTCTGCATCGATATAACCAACTGCTGTTGCGTTAGTAATACCACCACGGCGTGTGCCTGCTGGTGCAAACCATGGATAGCTCACATTGTCGCTCAATGTTATTGTTTTTAGCATCATATGTGATGCTGGAACAACTGCGTTGTAACCACCTAGGTCTGTGGTAAATCCATTTGGATAGAACACTGATAGATAGTTGTCATAGGTAACGATACCATCATCGCCGTTGTCTGTAACTAGATTAGCGTTAGTACCCCATGTTGTTAGACTTGTAGCATCTGCTGGCAAGCGTAATGGAGTATCACCGATAACGAATGCTGTCAATCCTCGGTCGATATTCAAGTTAACCAAGTTGCTCATTAGTTCAGGATACCCTGGAGCAGCAATGATGTTGAAGTTACGACGTTCTTCGTCACGGATCTCAGCACTTGTGTCTACAACACTCTTGAGTGCGCTGACAACCACTTTGCGTTGAGCATGACGTAGGAATGAACCTGAACCGTCTTCGTTATTTGGACTTGCTGTTACCCAACGATCAAATACTTTAGCATCATTGCTGCCGGTTGCATACAATGACTGTGCCTGACCTAGATAACGTGTGTTATCTGCATCTTTGTCAACATAACTGTTATGATACTGCTTAACATTGCCACCGCTTCTACGTGTGTTCCATAGCAACATACCCTTTGGATATAGTGCTGGATCTGGAGCGTCGAAGTCGATATAGTCTGAAGATAGAAGATCTTTAATAGCCCCTGCAATATTGCCAGTTGCACCTGATACACCGTAACGTGCATCAGCAAATAGAATGCCTTCTTCTGTTGTTTGATCTGCACTGTCAATCAACACCCATGTTGCTGATGATAGACCTGCATTCTTGTAACGATATATTCTTGGATACATTTCAACATCTGAAGTATCAATCCATAGATCGTTGTTAGCTAGTGCGCCGCCATCTGGATTCTCTGTAGGCTTAGATGCACTTACAATAGGGCCACCTGACCAAGTGCCTGAATATACGTTCCTGTATCCTTTCCATGTAACACCGTTGTGTATTAGGATATCAACTTCGCTAACAGTTGGGTTGTACCATAGTTGACCATCGGATGGCTCGTTAGTTGGAGCTGAGCTGCTTGGAATAAATCCTTCGCTAGCTAATGGTCTCCAGTTCGAGATTAGATAATCATAACCGTTAACTGCTACACCTTCTGGTGATGCATAGAAGTTTGCCAGTCCTGATTTGGTATAAGGATTGTATGTAGATCCAAATAGTGAACCAACTACACCGTCAGTATCTGTAATACGGATTTCGCCGCCTGCGGCGTGTGTAATAGTTAGACTATTATCTTCGTTAACAGTAGCACTAACATTCTTAAGACCAACGTCTGTAAGTTCGTTATAAGCAGCGTCGTTGATGGCCTTTGCAATCTTTTCTAGGTCTGCGCTGATTGAACCAACGCTGCCTGTTAGGGCTGCGGTTGTAACAGTCATAGAGTTTAGACCGATTGCACCGACCACTGATTCGCTGATAGTGATCGATTTTGCACCTGCTGAAAATGCTGATGTCTTAGCTGGCGATGTTACTGAAGTAGCACCCTTAACAGCTCTGCGCCAGATACGGAAAGTTGCTGTACCTGGAGCTTGATTAGCACCTGTTAGCTCGTCTGCGTTTGTCTGGACGAATAGTGTATCGACAGTTAGATTCTTACCACCGCCTGCACGATCGAGCTGATAGTCAGCTTCGTGTGTGCTGCCGTATAGATAAGCTTCAACAGCTGACCATACTTTAGTTACAGTACTCCAACGCTTCATTCTCCAACGTGAACCATTGTTTGGTTCTGTGGTCTTTAGCCATACGCTACCACTTGGACGTGGTGCTGTATCATCTTCTTTAAATGCTGGAACTTGTGTATGTGGGCTTTGTACCAACTTAGGAGCATAGTGTACTCCTGTGCTGATCTTCATGATAGTTGTCCACGAACCAGTACCGTCTTCTAGGCTTAGAGCATCATTAACACTTGAGTCGCCTTCATTCTTACCGGAGAAGTAAAGATAAAGTTTTTCATTCACTACTGCACCTGAAATGCCTTGTGAACTAAAAGTATTGATAGTATTTGCTAGGTTTGTTAGCAGTGCTGTTCTATTAGCACCTGATAAAGTGATAGTATTGCCGTTGATCTTAAATGTCTGACCTGCTGCAATGCTGGTGTCAATCTTGGCGCCTGAGTATACTGTTGGATGTGAAGCAGTCCAATCTTCGCTGCCTACCAATACCCATGCACTTCCTGCTGGGTGGCTTACTGGACGCTTGTACCAGATAGTTGCCATTTCAACACTGGCGCTGCCTGACTGGAATACTACAGCATAGTTGCCGTCGACTCCTACAGATGCCTTAGGTGCTCCTGTTCCGGAATCGATCTTGCTGGCGTCATCGTCAGTTAGTACTAAAGGAACTTGTGCTGTAAATGTTTGGCCGCCTTTTGTTGAAGCTGCCATGCCGTTCCATTCTTGGATACCCCATGCTGTTGCCTTGGTGTCCATCCACCATTGACCGTTATTGGCTTCTGCTCCCGGGGCGGTTGTTTGGGGTTCTAGTTGGTCTAGATCGATGTTAGCACGAACGATAAAAACTGAGTTCGTAACGCCTAACAAGCTGTATGCTGCTAGTAAACCGTACTCGTTGCGTTCGCCACCGTGGATTGGATTATTTGTAGCTGTCTTTTCAAAGAAAGGTACGCCGAAGGTATCAATCAAATCCTTCTGGCTAGTGATCTTAAATGCTTTACCTGCATTTGCTTGTAATGTTCCTGCTGCGGTTGCTGTTCCTGCAGCATTCAACTTGTTCTGGGCTGTTGCCACAACAATCAAAGGAGTCGTACCAGGTTCAGCTGGTGTATAAAAACTCTCGTCGATTACCGTTACGGCTACGCCTGGTGATGTAAGTGATGCCATTCCCTATTCTCCTGGTAATAGTTGCTCAATGTATTTACCAGGATATTGGAAAAACACTAGGTTACAACCAAAGAAAAAGGGGTCATAAAGGGCTAAATATTGGGTGAGACCTCTTTGTAAATGCGGACAACGACCTCGAGCCGTCAACTATCATAGAGACGGCCGTACATATTATAGAAGCCTATGCGAAGTTTGCATGGCTAACGGGCTCAACCACGGAATCCCTAGATGGTATAGGGCTGGTTATCGTAAAAAATCACAGTGCGATAAATGCGGATTCCGTAGTCCACACAAAGAGGTCTTTTCAGTTTTCCATATAGACGGAGACCTGAATAACTGTCGCCCTAGCAACTTAAAAACAATCTGTGCCAACTGTGCGCAGGTACTCAGTAAGGACGGTATTACTTGGCGTCAAGGGGATCTCGTCGCTGATTACTAGAGTTCTAACCTGTGTGTAAAGATCGTCTAGCGATCCGTTGTTATCAATGATACTATCAAAATCAGTGCCAACCCAAGCAGTTTCTGACGCATGTATCTTACGCATTTTTAGATCATTGATAGCGATATTACTACCTTTATTGGCTTCTACGGCAGTTTCATACCAGTCAGGAAGAGCTCCACGCTGTACCCAGATAATCTTGCCACCTGCGTTGCGTATGCTTTGTATTTCATTAGGAAATCGACAATCGGAAATAACTACGTGATCTTTTGAGTTACGGATTTTGTTTTCTAGACTAGCGATCCAGATATCATCATGGAATCCTTTGCGGCATACTTCTGTTCCCCAGTATTGCAGGACCCAACGGGGAGTAAGTGTAGGCATATCTAGGCGTTCAGCCCACCAAGGATCTACCTGTTCTCGCCATTCACGGGCTTCTTTAGTGCGCCCTTCTAAGAGTGTGCGATCCCATCCAAAAACGGCTGCACAAGCATCTTTTAGTGTGTTAGCAAAACTTTCTCTACGGAACTCGTGAAAGTTAACCAGATAGTCAGCGACTGTGTCTTTGCCGCTACCGATAAAACCGCAAATACCAATGATCATAATATTCTCCAATAAAGAATATTATAAACAAGTATTAGCCTAAGGTCAACCGATAATCCAGGTATAACCAGAACCGCCGGGCACCAATTTCATCAAATCGTCAGTGAGTTTATCGATTTCAGCTTGAGCTTCTGTTTTAAGAGCAGCACCGTTTAGCTGAGTTCCGCCTTGTGGTCCAGCGATCTGCCCAAACTTTTCACGTGCTTGTCCTAGCATGAGCTTGCAGTTAGCTAGGCTATAATCTTTGATCC